CGCTACCACCACCTCCGCCAGCGCCGGGCCCGCCTGAAGTGTTACCTGTTCCACCACCTCCGCCGCCGCCCGTAAAGCAATCGAACGGAAAACGGAGTGTCGCGTTAATCGGGTTATTGGAGCCAGCCGCACCGCTTGGCGCAACGACGCCGATAATATCCGGCCCACCGTTGCCGTCTATAGTATTTCCGAACGCACTTGCCCCTCCAGTGGAAGCTGCGAGACTGGACCCGCCAGCAACACCGCCGCCGCCGCTATTGCTACCGGCAAACGATGAGCCGCCGTTGCCAAGTTGCGAACCTGCGCCCCCGCCGCCGGAGCCAGGTGAAGCACCTGAAGCGCCACCACTTGCACGGAAATCCCCGCCTGTTCCAGTTCCACCGGCAGAGGATGCAGAATTCTGACCGGCAGCTCCACCCGTTGCAGAAAGCAATGCTCCGAATGACGACGTTCCGCCAGCTGTTGGTGACGTTCCGCCAGTTCCGCCTACCCCGATAGTCACCGTATAAGGTGTTCCGGCAGTAACATCAAAAACCCCGTGAGCGTAACCACCGCCACCGCCACCAGTGCCAGAAGCAGAAGATTTGCCGCCACCGCCGGCACCGACAACACGAACACGAATTTTTGAAATTCCGTCCGGAACGGTGAATGTTCCGTCTGCCTGGAAGATTCGCCAAAAACCATTACCGAACTCGCCCATATAGCCAGCACCGACAACCTTTGTACTAGTTACCGTCGGGATATTTGTCGTCGTTGCTACATTGACAACTTGTTGCGTCACTTGACCCATTATGCAGCCTCCTCAAAACCATGAACCCGAGCGCTAACGTTCGTTGTATCGGAATAGACATACACCTGTTCCGCTGCGGAACACACCATTCCAGTCTCTTCGAGAATACCGAAGGCTTCAATGCTTTTATCGTAAGTGATATAGTCATCCACAGACGGGACATCGCCTTCCGTAATTGCAACACGAATCTTTATCGGGGTTGCGTTTCCGTTTGCAACACGGATATTCACAGTTGCCACAGTAAGCGCGGGAACGGTATAAAGAAGCGTCTGCGTGTCGGCAGTCAGCGTGGCTTTTCCAAGACGACCTGAGGCCATGGGTTCTCCTAAATTTGACTCATGAAGTAAATCCGCGTCCGGTCATATGGAATAGGCGGGACGGGAATAATCGAAAGAATGTAATCTGCAAAGTCACCGACTGTGCTTTGCCGTGTTTCACCTGTCTGGGTGACGAACACAATGTCGCCCGCGGCCAGCGGATCAGCTAATGGGACGCTGGGCATGTTGGCAAGGATGAACTCACCGAACTGTGCCGCAGTAGCTTTGACGTCAGCGCCGCTCTGTGCAAGGTACAGGACGTCGGCGTCTGCAATGGGGTTCGCAGCGGGAAGGTCTGTGACAATCACATCGCCTGCAAGCAACGATGCCAGCAGTGCAGCGGAGTCGGTTCCTACATCGTCCAGCCCTTCATAATTAAGAAGCAGCTGGCGGAGTTGCGTTTCTTCAAGTGTGGTCAGTGCCATGCTTACCCTCGCACAGAAACACGCAAAGCAACGTCAGCTGGCGCTGCGCCACTGATTGCAATGCCGGATGAAGTAATGGCGCCGAGTGTCAGCGTTCCGGAACTGATCACCTTGAACACTGGTGCAGCGTTTGCGACCTTGTATCCAACGGCGTGAATGAACTTGGTGACGTCTGTTTTGACAACAGCGTACAGGGTGACCACACCTTCCGCAGCAGCGTCAATCACGCCAGCGCCTGCACCGTCGTCAATGCGGTCAAGGTTAATCTGGCGGAACACTTCTCGGAAGAGCCAGTTCAGGTATTGTGCAGGCAGGGGCTGACCGCGAACGCCCATCTGCTTGGGAATGAACCCGTTCAGAATAAGCGATTCCGGAAGCGCGGCAATGTTGTATTGCCCGTCCGGATATAAGACTTCTGTTTCAGCGAATGTCTGCATGTTATTTCTTCTCGAACAAACCCGTCAGCGTGGGCTTGGTTTTATGAATGACATACCCTGTCCGGATGCGGATTCGCTTGCCACTTAGCGTCCTCAACCTGCGACCGTCAAGGCAGTATAAAACTGAGGCGGCAAGTCCAGCAAGCTCTGATTCATCATCAGTTACTTGGTCGGGGTTTGACATCCGAAGAGCTTCCTCCCCGTAAGACACCGCCACATCTACGTCTGAGATGGCAGCGGGGAGCAAATCCTGCATCACGTCAGGGAGCAACTTGTTGGCGCTGTACCCGTCGCAGTACAAGAACACCGTCGCAGGCCAGCTTTCCATGTACTGCACGTCGTCCGCTTTGGTAAGGAACGCAAGTGCATGAATCACATCAGGGGGCGTGCCCTTGCTGATGTTGATGAACACACGGAAGCGCAGTGCTTCGCGGTAGTCGTCGTCATTGCGACCCTCGCGCCCTTCACCGACAATGGTGCCCAGCCCATCAAGCTGTGCGCCAACAGCAGTATCGATCCACCGCTTGTCTTTCAAGTCGTCCGCATTGGTCTCAATAACCTCCAGCGGGCCAACGATCTGCGCCAGCAATGATTGCAGCTTGGGCGACTCAGCGAATTGGCTTGCAAGGCGTGCAAGAGCGAGTGAGGTATAGTCGAAAGCCATTAGACGCCCACCACTGTGACACGGAGTTCATCAAACACCGCAATCTCAGCCCGCGCCACCGCTGCATTGGCAGTGGAATAGACAGGCGCGTCGGTTGGCAGTGTGGTCAATGCAGCTTCCACCGTGATCGAACCGATGCCGGTTGTAGCCGTGTAGATCGGCCCATAGAAGCGTTGCGTGATGACGTCCTGACCTACCCCTAGGCTCGCACCGTACTCCAGCACAGCGGCCTTAATTGCGCTGACCACAGCAGCGGGCAGCGGTTCTTCTGGGTACAGCGCATTCACGCTCACGCGGATCCATGCGTATTTGTCAGCAGGGCGCGAGAACTTGATAATCTGTAAGTCACCGTTCTGGTCAAGGACTTGGACTGCTGTGTTACCGTAGGTTTCAATTCCAGCGGGTTTCACTTCCCAGATCTTGTCCGCGACTGCTTGATTTGAACCGCCCGACACCACCGTCTCGAACGAGTGAGGTGGCATCAAACCGACAAAGAGGTGCGTCCGGTTTTCATACACAGAAACCGAAGTGACCGAATCCACGTCCTGCAAGATACGGGAGTGGATTGCTTGCACCGTTGCAGCACCAGTGACGCGAACCGTTTCAGCATGTCGAGCGCGAAGCTCTTCATCTGTTTCAACGAAGCGCCCGGTGTCACCTTCCACGAGGTTATAGACTTCGGTCCAGCCCAGCACGGATGAGTCAATTGCATTCAGCGCACCAACGGGGAGCACATAAGCACCCATGTCCAGCGCAGTGAATGTGACAGGCGTTCCGAGCTTGGTGATGGTCAGCTTGCTATCGGTTGTGACCGTGAAGTCGCTATACTGATCCGCGGAACGAATGCGGAGGACGCCCTGATTGGACGTAGCCAAGAACACCAACGGGTCAAACAGTGCAGCAAGACCGGCCGCAATTTCTGCGTCGGTAGCGTCTGCGTCCGCGGTATAGACCACACTGGTTCCACCCGCGATCACTTGGTAGTTCGCAAGATTTGTCACGGTCGTTACAGTGATCTCAACGTCGCCCGCGCTCGTGTTGCTGATCGTGGTTGCAGCCGTTGTGACATACTGCCGATTGTCCAAGGCCCGTGCCAGCGCCCCTGCCGGGATAACCGCCGCCTGTGTGCCGTAGCACATTGCGATCACGGTAGTTGGTGTGGCACCCAGACGCTCAAGGCCTACAAGCGAGACCGCGCCGTCCAGCGACGTTCCCTCTGCTGTTGCAGGGTACATCGCGTCATATGTGTTCTGAAGTGCTTCCCATGCGTCGTCCAGTGCAGCGGAAAAGATACCAATGATCTGTCCTGCCACAGCGTCAGGGCTGGTGTTGATCGGTCCGAGCGCGTCAGTAAAACGCTGATCGTAATCAGCTTTGATTTCATTGAGGCGAGGGCGGTCAAACCCTTGTTCTGTCAAACTCATGCGGTCACCTCAACTATTCCGTAGGCAGTGTCAGCGGTGAATGTGACATTCAATTTCCGCGCCACCCTGTCAAACTTGTAAGAGAACTCCACAATCTGCCGCACGCCTTCCACTTCCATGATGGACTTGCGGATAGCTGCAACCGCACCCGAGAGGGTCAATTGCTTACCTAGAATAGATTGCAGGTACGGAGTTCCGAATTCAGTGTCCAGAAACCATTCGCCCGTCCAGAGCTTCAATTTAATGAGAAGCTGCTGGCGCACCTGTTCAGCGAGATCAACCAGCACGATATCCAGATTGCTGGTTTTGATGTCATGCGTGTTGTCAAGGGCGATGTCTAGCATGTCGAGATAATAACACTCTGATTCGTCAATCCGCAATGCAAGTCACATCAAGCTCACTGTGGCCCGCCAGTGCTTCCAGGCCCAGGCTGAACACCGCTGTGAGTGTGCGTATGCAAGACAATTCCGTTGGAAGTCAATGAGCCCCCAGACTGAGTCACAGAACCAGTGATTGCCACAGTAGCTCCGCCACCTCCAGAACCTGTAATGCCCATACCGCCCTGCCCAGTGATGGTGCCCTTGGACAATGTGGTTCCGTCAATTGCTGTGTTGCCCTTGGTCTTCACGTTGCCCGTGTGTGTAGTGTCAGGCGTGTCAATGGTCGTCCCTCCCGGCGCATTGATCAGCAATTGCCCACCCTCTGTAAGGCGAATGTAAGCAGGCCCGAAATACATCGTCATGTCGTTGTCATTGACGCTGTCGGACTTGCCAACTGTTCCAATGTTGCACATGATCGCATAGGCATCTTGTAGATCGAACATGCGTCGGTCGTCGCTACCATCTACAGCCTGTTGAGAGAACACAAGCAGGCAGGGATCACCCTCGCGCACGGGCCCACGGATTCCCGCAAGCCCACCAGCAAACGAAGGCCAGCACACACGGACATTCGGAATGATTGGATAGTCCAGCGCGTCACCGTCTGCGAACCGCTTCTTACCTGTTGGGGCCACACGGGCCACACCTTCCGCATATGACACAATCGTCGCGGGGATGCAGGTATTCACGTCGAGCAATTGAGACTGAATAAGCCCCAACAGTGCATCGACTGGATTATTGGAAGACTCAGCCATTAGACAAACCTCAAAGTCAAGTCGGTATGCCATTCATTTCCATGAGTGTCACCGACGTGTGTTAATTCTTCAACGCGGAAGAACTCTCCCGCAATACCCGCGGACTTGATCTGCACATACCCGCCAGGCTCGACCGTTGGCTGCAACAGGCTCTTGACTTTATAGCCCAGCACCTGAAGCATCTCCTGGACGTCACCGTCCTTGTCGCGCTCAGTAGTCTTACGGACGCCCGGCTGGTTTGCTGTCACGCCTTCTTTGGCAGCAGCCTTCTCCGTCATGGTCTTGGACTCCTGTGCAGGAGAACCGATCAGTCCGGTATCGGGTGACAGCACAAAGGCCTTCTGTTTAAGAACGCCACCCTTCTTAATGATTTGGATTTCGCGGTTCTGGATAGACCATTCCAGGCCCATGTGGTTGCACGCCTTGTCCATAGCGTCGCGCACGCGACCAACGAACGCGAACCCTGCTGTGTATTGCTTGTCAGCTATGCCTGCAGGCAGCGGACGCACAGGAAGCCCAAACTTGGCGCTGATCGCTTTGATCGCTTGGGATGTGGTTGCACCTTTGGCAAGCGAGATGGACACCTTGGCGTCACGGAATTCCATGAACCCATCTTGCATCTCGATTTCAGTAATCCAATCCGGGCCTTCCCGAACGGTAAGACTGCGAATCACGTCACCTGCAAAGATAGTGACCGCGCCGATGTCCTCGCTATAACCAGCCTTGAGGATAAGCACGTTTCCAATGACCTCAATGAGCTTGCGTGTATCCGGTGCAGCGTTCCACACCTTCACGGTGCATTTATTCGGGGACTTAGTTGAGCCCTTTTGAATTGAGAACGAGAAGCGTAGCCCCGTCAATTCCTTGCCGGTGCCACCTTCCTTACCAATGACGAGCGATGCTGTTCGGTTAAAGAGCATGACTTATTGATCCCAAAGCGTGTCACCGCCGTCCCAACCTGTGAAACCAGAATCCCAGATTGTTCCGAGCAATGGTGCAGCGACTTGTTCCTGGACTTG